CCGAAAACGCGGGTGTCAGCGGGGCGCACAGTGACAGCGTTCGGCGCGGACGCCGGACCAAGCAGATCAGCCATGTCGGTAATCCTTCAAATGACTCGGTAGTCGATTTCCATGTGCGCCGGCACCATCCGTTCCAGCAGACAGTGCAGCGGCACCAGGCTTGGACCGCAGCTCAGCCGCTGCCCCGCCCGCAAGCGACCGGCCAGCGGCGTGCGTGTAAGCTTGCCGACGAAGGCCGGGCTGCCGGCGACATCGACAACAATGATCAGCCGACAACTCGGGCGAACCGCACCACCAGCACGCGCGCGGCTGGCGCGTGCCTTGCCAGCGAGCGCCTGCGAACAACGGAACATTTCTTCAATGCAGGTGATCGACCAGCCGACGCGGGCGGCCACATCGGCAAAATACTCGCAACGGGTGCCACCTTGCGCTGCAACCTTGGTGCAAAGATCGGGGAACGGATCGCAGGCGTCCGGCAATCCGTACTCGGCCATCCACAGGTCGCGTGTTTCGGACTGCGTTGCGCAGAACATTTCGAGGGCAAGCGCACAAAGCCGCTCGTTCGCGAAGTTGACGACGTGAGCGACCGCCTCCCAGAAGCGATAGAGTATCGAGCCTTGCCGGCTGTCAGTGTCGAACGCCAGCGGGTCGAATGACAGCGGATCGAAGGGGGCGTCGCGATAAGGCTCTGGCCCGCCGTCATTGCTCTGCCACGCACGCCCGCGCGGCAATAGCGCCAGCAGCGAGGCCAGCGTCTCGGAGACGGTGGGGCAGCGCATCAGACAAACGTCACGTTGCCAAGAATGGGGAACTGGCCCGGCGCCAAGGAGACGTCAGCCGCTGGCGCAATAACTGTGTGGCGTTCCTCACTGCTCGCATTCGCAACGGCCTGCCATATCCACGACCGTGAAAATGTGAACGGCGTAGCGACAAAGGACAGGCTCGAAATAGGCGCTGCGTTACCCGCAACGCGGCCTTGCCGAAGGAATGCTTCGCGAAGCGACGCGACCACTTGCTCTCGGAGCGGCACGGTGTCCGGCACAAGGCCGGATATCGTAACATCGACGGGCACCGGAGACGGCGCCGCTACGGTGACAATTGCCCCGGCTGGTTTGACCAGATCAATGTGATCCTGCACACGAGCGACGGCATCCGGCGAGGGAATGCCGTTCACATAGAGATCATCCATGAGCACGAAGACACGGACAGTCCCCGCACCGAACCAGAGCGGCTCAACATAGACGCGGGTTACGCCGCTGACCTCTCGTGCCCACCTGACATAGTCCGGCACAGAGCCACCATGCGGAGGAAAGCGTTTGCGAAACAGGATTCGCGATCGATAGCTCTCGATATCCTCGACATCGGCGCCGCCGACGATATCGCCATAGACTTCAACGGTCGCATCGCCGGAAACGCCCGACACGATCGACAGTCCAGTTCCGCTCAGGGAATTGCCGTCAACACCGTCCTTGGCTGCCGTCACATGCATGTCGAGAGTTCCGGCGGAAAGCAGTTCGCCGCTGGCGGATGTGACGTATTGGACGCCATCGATGCGCTGGAACACCGCGCCCGCATCAACGCTCAAGGCGCCGGCCGATGTGATGCGGATTAGCCCGCCGGCTGGCTCAGCAGGCAGAAGTGCAATGCCGTACTCATTCCCGTGCAGCTTAAGCGTCTCTAGATCAGGCGCGGTGTGCGCAAAAATCATCCGCGCGATATAGCCCGCGAAGCCGAACACTTCGAAGACGGCGCCAGCGATAACCTTCGCGGTCGGCGTGATGTTGTTGGGCCAGACCCAAGCGTCGCTGCCAGGCAGAGACTTGCGGAACGCTTTGCGCGTACGATCCAGCAAGTCCTGCAATGTCGGAAGCGCATAGCTCATGTCGCGGATGCCTGTTTCCAGATGTCGCTAAACTGCTCGCGATGGATGATCTGATTGTCGCGGCCGTAGACCTGAACGGACAGGTCAATTCGATTGACTGCCGCCTGCATTGTCGCCTCAACGTCGATACGCGCAGCCACTCCCTGCCGGATCAGCGGCGCCAGCGCCTCGTGAGCGGCAACCTCAACAAATCGGCGGACTTCCTCGTTCAGCGGCGCGCGCTCATATATCCACAACAGCGAGCCAAGCTCGTCCTCGCCAAGATCAGCGCGAACATCGATGTCGTCGCCCCACCATCCTCGCGGATCATCGTCTCCGATGAACTTGCGGTGCGGGTGTTGGTCAGGACAACGCCTGTCCGTAAACAACGCAAGAATGATCGCCGTGTGCAACGCCGCCTTGGCACGCAACCCGCCACGGTTAAGTGGCTCGTCTGCGCCGGCCATCGCCCAATCTGCGCTGCCTTTCTCAGGCTCCCAGACGCTATCCCATAGCAATTGCGGTTGAGGCCGGTCGGCCTCGCCTATCCGAACCCGAAGCGGCGCCATCAATCGATCCTCGCCCAAAGCACCTCGGACGGCCCGCCTTCGGTCGAAACCTTGTATGGCGCGTCTTCAGTCGGCGACTGCACCGCAAGGTCGATGCGGTGCTCTCGAACGCGGAGGTAACGCTTGTTCTTGAGACCGATCACAATCTCTGTATCGGCCTCGATCGTCACCTTCGATGCATTGTGGATCACCACCGGCTTGCCGCCAGCGTCGATTTCGGTTTCGTCCTCGATGACCTTGATGATCTTCCCGTAAGCGTCGTAGATCGCGGCCCCGCCTTGAGGCAGGTTCTTCGGGCGGTACTTTTCATGGCCGCCGTCGAGATAGGCCAGCCGGTCTGATCGACCACCGAGCGCCAACCCTAGCCCATCGCTTCCTGCCGGCGGGTTCGACGTGAAGCCGTGCGGCAGAATCCGAAGAACGCGCTTCGGCTTCTCACCGTAGAGGCCGGACAGATCGAGGACCTGCTGCGTCCCGCTATCGTCAACGTTAAGAACCTGAAACCGCCTGATCATCGAGCGGATCGCGTCGTCGTGTTCCCAATAGCTCATTGATCAGTCTGCCGGCGTCTCGTCGACAGCCTCGCTGTCATCAATCTCGTATTCAGATCCAGACTTATTGCCCTTTCCGCCACCGGCGCCCTTGCCGCCGAATGCCCGCGGATCGACAAGCGAAAGCAGCGCCAGCGACCCTTCAGGGCCGCTGCTGTAGTCAACCGCCTCGATCAGCATGTCTTGTGCGATGTCGAGATATGGGCTCTCGACCCAGACCAGATAACCCGGCTCCCATATCTTGCCGGCCTGATCACGGAAGCCGGCCGTCGAGATTGTCGCTTTCAGCGCCTCGCCGGCCGCACGATTGCGACGGTTCGTGGCCCGCTCCTTCAGATCGTCGATTGGCCCGTCGTCGTCGTGGATCACAGTCTTGTGCCGCTTGCGCTTCACCGCTCCATCTTTCGACGTAGCGACCATGTGCAGGCGGCGCGCCCCGTGCCCCAGAATGCGCTGCCCCTTGAAACTGTACCGCGAGTGCCGGTTCGACCAATTGTGATCGGCGTTGCCGACGAGCAGGTTTTGCCCCTCGAAAACCCCGCCGGCATGGCGCTTCGAGCCATCCGGTTTCGTGATCAGAATGTCGCCATCGGCGGTGCCGGAAAGCGTCATGCCCTGCCGCCGCGCCATCTTCTCGATCTCGCGAAAAATGCTTGCACCAGGCGTCAACTGGTACGACTCCAGCTTTGAGAGCGTCTGGTCCGTCCGGAAAGTTGCTCCGTAGCCTTCAGCCAGTTCAGCGCCGATCTCGGCCGGGTCCTTATTCTCGAAATGGCCGGTGCCGTGATCCGGATCGCTGTCGATCAGGTCGCCCGATTTCGACCGCCCGGTGATGACCATGTGCGCGTTGCGCGCGCTGTAATGTGGTCGCTTCTGGTCGACAAAGCCCGTTAGCAGTAGGTCGTCGTTTGAGTAGACCGAAACCTCGGCGCCGGCGCGGAATACCGCGTGCGTGGCTGACGCCCCAAGCTCTGCCGCAATCCGCAGTTCGAACGCCCGCGCCGCTTCTTTGTAGCCCGCGCGCGCCTGAGCGCGGACGAAGGCGGTATAGCGGACACCATCCACCTCGACCGATACAATCTCGGTCTTCTCGATCGGCTGATCGGGGAAGTACCAGCTAAGTTGGTTCAGCGGGGTCAGCATCAGCGCGCCAGCGCCTCAAAGTCTGTCGGCATGAACGAGGGGTGCGCGACGCGGTTGCGCTCCGCCAGCTCGGTTGAGCGGGTAGGATCGTGGTAGAGGCGATGCGCCCACCACAGCGAAGGCATCCTGCGGTTCGCCTCGACCGGAATGACTGGGGCACGGTCGAGGATTGCGCGAGATAGGTAATCGACAGTTGCTCCACTGAGGCTGACCACCGCGCGGTAAACCTCCGGCTCGTAAGCAGAGATCGCATAGAGCACCGCGTCGAAGTATTCAGCCGCATCCGCCCTAAGCGCGATCGCGGTTTGCCGATCCGTGATCACCGAGCGGGCAATCCCCTCGGCATAGGCCGCCAAAGCGGCCATGCGCACCATCAAAGCGGTCGCAAACTCGTTGTCCGCCGCAGCCTTGGCAGCCGGCGTCCTGAACGGCCCTGCTGGCGGATCAATCTGCTCATCAAGGATAGGCTCGAAAGCCCGAACCGCGGTAATGCCCTCCATGCCGTCGGCAATGCCGCGCGCGATGGTCACGAGGCCGGCAAACGCTTCGCCGTTTACGCCGCTGGTCTGGCTCGCTGCTTCCGGCGCAGCATCGTAGAGC